AGGGTGAAATGGAAGAATCAGAACATATGTATAGACATGGTGGTCCTAGAACTATGAAAAATAGAATGGATACTGAAAATATGTTTGAGAATATGTTTAATGAATCAGTTGTGGATAAAGTATTGAGGAAATATTTTAAATCTGAACCAACTAAAAAAGTTATTTCAGAATCTAAAATTTCCAAAAATGTTAAAAGAAATTTAGATGGAATTGAAAGATTATCTGAATCATTTGCTCAAGAAAAATCATCAGTTAAATTGGTAAACAAATATCCTCACGCTAAACTTTTAGGTAGAAACAAGAAACAACAACTAGTATTTGAAATTAATAGTGAAAGAATATTCGTAACACAGAAAGGTAGTATCTTATGATGAATTTAATTTTTGTTAATGAATTAGGACCTAATTACAAAGGTGATAACATTTACGAATTTATTTTTTCAGATAAAATAGATGATGTTTGGGGTGAAATGTGGGATTCAAAACCATCAAATGGTTATCCAAATCCTCCCGACATTCAACACATAAAGAAAGTCGGAGTTTTGAAAAACGATAAGATATCATTATCAGTAATTCAAAAGTCCGATTATTTTTCAATGATAGATGCAATCGATGATGTTGTTGCTTTAGCTTGGGAGAACGAAAACGATGGGGTTAATTTTGATTTAGTTAAAAGATTAGTCTTCAGATATGGTGATAGTGAGGAAATAATTAAAAATAAATTATACGAAAGAGACATTGTTCTCGAATATGAAAAAAAATTAAGTTATGAACTTGAATAAAAAAATTGGATTTTTGTTAGACACAGGGTTCACTCCAAAGTTTGTTTCATCTTTAAATGAAAGTAAAATTAGTTTATTGTATGAAAAAATGACTAAAAAAGAAGAGAGTAAAGAAGCGCAAGAAATAACAACAAAAATAAAACGATTTTCCGCTTCAGAGGTTGCTGATGCTAAAACTAAAGGAGAGTCTTTGCCAGGGGGAAAAGCAGTTAAAATGAATCCTGATGGTAGTGTTGATGTTACAATGGAGGGAGTGGAAATTGGTGAAGATGATACAATTAATGTTGTTAATGATCCAGATGCAACAGCTGATGGAATGGGGATGTTCGAAACGGATATTAATGAAAAGTTCGAATCAAAAGCACAACAAGGATTATTTTGGGCTCGTTGTAATAAATGTAAGACTGATGATTGTAAGTGGTGTAAAATGGCGAAAGAGTTTTCCAAGAGTACATCAAAAAAACAATATAAAGATATGCCTGAAAAAAAACATCCTGAAAAGACTGTAAAATACAAGAAAAAAGAAACCAAGGAAAATTTTACTTTCAAAGATTATTTAGGTAAATTAGGTTCAACCTATACAAGTGAAATGGCAAAAAAAGTTAAAGGAACAACACCTACTTTTAGTGAATCAATCTTTGAAAAAAATTTAGAAAATATAATTCAAGAAAATTTAAAACCAACTATGAAAAAAAGAGATTTACTTAAACTAATTGAATCTGAAATCCAAAGAAAAAAAGGATTAAATGAAGATTTTTATTTTGATGAAAAGGAACCTGAATTAGATGAGGATTTTATGATGGATGGTGGTGATACAACAACAATTACCCCAGTAAAACCAAAAACAAAACCATCCATTGACCCTGATAAGGAGGAGGAATATGATGAACCTATGAATCCTGACGAAGGTGAAGAACCCCATCCCCAAGCACCATTAAAAGGTAAACCTATAGTAGCAAAGTCAAAAATGGATGACGAAAATGAAATTTTAGGTAAATTCAAAAAAAGATTCGATATGGATATGGATAGATTAGATAATGTAACACACAAACCACATAGATTCAAAAAATATTAAAAAAATGAAAAAATTATTATATGAGGCACCAATTGATGACTTTTTGAGTTCTGATGCTAAAGAAAAAATTATAAAAGCACAGAATAGAAAATATCAATCAGCAAAAGAAGGTGGTGGAAGTAGTAATAATATGGGTTACTTGATGAGTTATTTACCTAGTCTTGAATTGGAACACAAAACAAAATTATTGAATTTAGCAAAAGCAATATTTTTGTCCAAGTTTCCCAAAATCAAAGAAAGGGTTGATAAAGGTGTCTTAACTTTAGATGTTGATTTTTCAAGTAATCCAAGTATTAGGACTAAAACTCAAACTATTTCAACTGACCAAGTAAATAAAGCTAAAGAAATTGACCCAGATTTTGAAGAAAGAATAAAGGCAAGAAATTTTATTAATGCGACAACTCAGGGAACTGCTTGGGCTGATGGTTTTAATGCTTACAAAGAAGTCGAAAGTCAGTTGGAAAATCTTGACCCTGAACTTTTAAAAAAATATAAGGAGTTTGAAAATTCGGCTACAGTTTTCTATAATGATAACACACAAATGTTGGAAAGGATGGCTCAACAATCTGTTGGGAGGGTAGCATTCGCTGATGTTAGACCTGATGAAAGCAAACCAGGTAATTGGATAATAGAAGTAAGAGCCCCACACTTTCCTTTGTTAGTACACGAATTATTTAAGGCTGGTAGATATTATAATTCTATTCTTTTTATGCCTAAAGATAAAAATGTCAGTAATACTTTGAAGGATACTACAGATACTCATAAACATGAGATTAAGAATATGATTACTGGTAGAGAAATTAGTTCAAAGTTAAAGTATCTATGGGGTGAATTGATTGATGGTTATGAACCTTGGATGGATGGGATGATTCAAACTCAATTCAATAGAATTGCTAACGATGATGTGAAATTACACAATTACATTATGTATAATGGGGTATTAGATGGAGACCAAAAAGCTATGGATTTGTTTGAAAAATATTCTCAAAAGATTGTCAATTCAATTTTAAAAAATCCACCAAAAATAGAAAAACCCGATTACAACAAAATTATAAAAACAGAAAAAAAACCTGAGACAATTGAACCTGAAGAGGATGACGATTTCAATCCTGACGATTGGGATACTTTTGACTTTGATGATGATAACGATTAACTTACAAACCCCCATTTATAATTAAGTGGGGGTTTTTATATTTATATAAAATATAATTTATGAGTTTAACAAAAGAACAAGTTATGATTGAGTATGTAAAGTGTATGAAAGATACACCTTATGCACTCAGAACATATTTGGAAACATATGATAATACGGTATCAAAATATGTTCCATTGGAATTATTTCCTGACCAAATATCACTATTAAATGACTATGAGGAATACAATGAAAATATTGCATTAAAATACAGACAAGCTGGTGTGTCCACGGTGACAGCTGCTTGGATATCAAAGAAAATAGCTTTTGCTAAAAAGGTAAAACCTGAGAAAATTTTGATTATTGCCAATAAATTAGATACATCTATGGAGATGGCAAACAAGATAAGAATGTTTATTAGTCAATGGCCATCTTGGGTGGGTATTGATTTTGCAGCGGAAAAAAATTCACAAAAACATTACAAAACAAATAACGGATGTGAAGTAAAAGCGGTAGCAACATCAAAGGATGCTCTTCGTGGTTTTACACCAACAATTCTTGTATTTGACGAGGCTGCGTTTATTGATGCGGACTCTGACTTCTGGGCTGCTTGTATGGCCTCACTTTCAACTGGAGGTAAAGTTATTGTGGTATCAACACCAAATGGTTATGATGCAATTTACTATGAAATATATAATCAAGCAAGTAGGGGAATGAATGATTTCAAAATCTCTGAGATGTTTTGGTTTAGAGACCCAAGATACACAAAAGATTTGTACTTAGTTAAAACTCAAGATACAATCCATTACCTTCTCAATAAAGAAGAATACCCCAAAGATGAAATTATTAGTTGGGAAAATATTCAATTTGAGGACAGAAACTTCGAGGAACTTAAACTGATGATGGATTCAGGTTACAAACCCTGCTCTTCTTGGTTTGAAGGTATGGTTAAAAAATTGAAATATGATAAAAGAAAAGTATCTCAAGAGTTAGAGTGTAACTTCCTTGGTTCTGGTGATAATGTCTTTGATTCTTTATTGATGCAAAGGGTAAAAGAGAATATGATTAGAGAACCCCAAAATAAAATGATTGGTAACTCTTTATGGATTTGGAAAGAACCTGTGATGGGTCACAAATATGTAATGGGTGTGGATGTGAGTAGAGGGGATAGTGAGGATTTTAGTTCATTCCAAATTATTGATTTTGATGAAAGAGAACAAGTTGCGGAATATGTGGGAAAACTTCCACCTGATACAATGGCAGAAATATGTTACAAATGGGCTAATATGTATAATGCTTTTATTGTAATAGATATTACTGGAGGTATGGGTGTATCAACATCTAGAAAACTCCAAGAAATGGGTTATAAAAATCTGTATGTTGATGGGGTTGATTTGGCAAACAAATGGAAGTATGACCCAAAAGCTTTGGATAAAATACCTGGTCTCAATTTTAACAACAAACGAGTTCAAATAATCGCATCATTTGAAGAAGCGATGAGACATCAGTTCAAGATATATAGTTTACGATTATTCAATGAAATGAATACTTTCGTTTATATTAATGGAAGACCTGACCACCAAAAAGGACAACATGACGATTTAATTATGTCTATCGCTATGGCAACATATGTAGCAGAATCATCATTCACCAGTTTGGAAAAAGTAACCGAACAAACTAAGGCTATGTTGGAATCTTGGTCAGTTGCAAATAATGAAAACGCTTCTAAACAATTGGATTTTAATCCTGTGATACCTTATGGTCACGAAAGAATAAATCAACGAAATGTTAATGCAACAAGAGAGGATTATCAAAAATATGGTTGGTTATTTGGAAACAACGGACGATAATATTTATAAAATAAAACATATGGGACTAGTAAACAGAAAAAAATCAGGAAAGAAATTGAATGGGACAAAAATGATTGTTGAAGGTCAAGGTGTTAGTACAGTCGCTAAACCAACTCCATTTTCAGGAGAAAAATTAAAATTAACTCCAGTTAATAACCAACAAACAAATTAAACACTTGAGTTAGTTCTTATTTATGATAAATTAATTATATGGAACAAAAGAATAATTTAACGGTTTGGCAGAGACTTTCACACGCCTTCGGACCGAACGCTTTATTGAATCAGGATTATCCAACTTATAAGTTTGATAAAAAGGAGTTGTTGAGAACTCCATCCAAACAAGAATACGATAAGGAGTTACTTCAAGCACAACAAACATATTATTTGGCCAACCAATGGACAAAAATTGAGAGTAATTTATATACACAAGCAGTGTACTATGAACCAACTAGGTTGGCATCATTTTACGATTATGAATCAATGGAATATACCCCCGAAATATCTGCAGCATTAGACATTTATGGTGAAGAATCAACAACTGTAGACCAAAATGGTAATATGTTACAAATTTATTCCGAATCAAAAAGAATAAAATCAATATTAGCTGATTTATTCAATAATGTATTAGATATCAATACCAACTTACCAATGTGGACGAGAAATACTTGTAAGTATGGTGATAATTTTGTTTACCTTAAACTTGACCCAGATAAAGGGGTTGTTGGTTGTATGCAATTACCTAACATTGAGATTGAAAGATTGGAAAGGGGTATGCCTGCTCAAGCAAGTAGACAAAATGTTGAAGAACCTGCGGAAAACAAAGGTCTTAGATTTAAGTGGAAAGCCAAGGATATGGAATTCAACTCTTGGGAAATTGCTCACTTCAGATTATTGGGAGACGATAGAAAATTACCTTATGGTACTTCTATGTTAGAAAAAGCTAGAAGAATTTGGAAACAATTATTACTATCAGAAGATGCTATGTTGATATATAGAACATCAAGAGCTCCTGAGAGAAGGGTATTCAAGGTTTTTGTTGGGAATATGGATGATAAGGATGTTGAACCATATGTACAAAGGGTTGCTAATAAATTTAAACGAAGTCAAGTTGTTGATTCACAGACAGGTAATGTTGATATGAGATTTAATCAGATGGCTGTTGACCAAGATTACTTTATTCCTGTTCGTGACCCTGCTGCAACAAATCCAATTGAAACTTTGGCTGGTGGACAAAATTTGGGTGAGATTGCGGACATTGAATATATTCAAAAGAAACTACTTACTGCCTTGCGTGTACCCAAAGCATTTTTAGGTTTCGAAGAACCAGTTGGTGATGGTAAGAATTTATCCCTTATTGATATTCGTTTCGCAAGAACAATTAATAGAATTCAAAAATCAATGGTTGCTGAAATGAATAAAATAGCAATCATACATTTGTTTTTACTTGGTTTCGAGGATGAATTATCAAACTTCACACTTTCTTTAACTAACCCATCAAGTCAAGCTGATTTACTCAAGATTGATATATGGACAAGTAAAGTTGATTTATACACAAAATGTGTTACAGCTGTTGAGGGTATTGCCCCAACTTCAGTATCT